GGTGGATATCTTTGCATTCCTTCCCGCCGTGGAGACATTAATCAAATTAAAAAGCTTAAAAGTGAAGCAAGGTTTCACGGCCTTGAAGAAGGCAAGCCAATATTCTTTTCTGGACATAGAATGGTTACAGACGGAGAGCTTGAAGAGCAAAAGCAAAGAGCAGATATGGGATTGGTCCCAGATGCTCAAGATATGCCAGCAATGATGGAATTTATAAAAGAACAGCGTGAATTGGGGATAGCTTAATATGCAACACAACATAACAGTAATGAATGATGATAACGAAGATCGTGAAGTACAAATTTCTTCCAATGTAGATTTTGGAATTGTTACTGGCACAGCAGACACTTTTGAAGATCCCTTTTCACAAAGTTGGGAACAAATTAAAAAATCTGACGGGCTTAATGACAATTTACGTCGTAGAGCAAACAGATTAGAAAAGTCATTCACTGGTATAGATGATGCAAAATCAAAGAAACTAGACCCTCTAGATTTAACGGGATATTCTTTATTTCAAATTGTACAGCCTCCATATAACATGTTGTATTTATCTCAGCTTTATGATGTATCTCCATATCATCACTCAGCAGTAAATGCTAAAGTGGCAAACGTAATTGGTCTTGGTTATAAATTTGAAGAGACATATGAAGTAACACAAAAAGTGCAAGATGTAATTGATGACCCAAAAAAGTTAGATAAACTTCGCTCAAAAATTGAGCGTGCAAGAGTTGATATACGTGAGTACTTAGAGTCTTTAAATACAGATGATTCATTTACTGAAAATATGAAAAAGGTCTACACAGATCTAGAATCAACAGGTAATGGTTACCTTGAAATTGGTAGAACCTCAACTGGAAAAATTGGTTATATTGGGCATATACCAACAACAACAATGCGTATCCGACGTCACCGTGATGGATTTGTTCAAGTTGTTTATAACCGCTACACATTTTTTAGAAACTTTGGCGACATAGAGACACCAGATCAGATTGGTACAGATCCTCAGCCAAACGAAGTTATTCATTTTAAAAAGTTCACCCCATCAAACACCTATTATGGAGTACCAGATATTCTTTCTGCAAAAAATGCAGTTGCTGGAGATGAATTTGCACAACGTTTTAATTTAGATTATTTTGAAAACAAAGCTGTCCCACGTTACATTATAACCGTAAAGGGTGCTAAGCTTACAGCTGATTCTGAGCGTAAATTGCTTGAGTTTTTCCAGACTGGCCTAAAGGGTCGCAATCATAGAACTCTTTATATACCGCTTCCTTCAGACGGAGAAAATGGTCGTGTTGAGTTTAATATGGATCCAGTTGAGGCGGGAATTCAAGATTCTTCATTCAATAACTATGCTATTGAAAACAGAGATCGTATTCTTATTGCTCATCGTGTTCCTATTTCAAAAATTGGAATGCCTCAAGGAGTATCACTGGCAAATGCTAAAGACGCAGATAAAACATTTAAAGAGCAAGTTTGTCGTCCTATGCAAGAAGAATTAGAGTATAAGTTAAATAAAATAATTAGAGAATTTACAGACGCATTCATGCTCAGATTTGAAGAATTGTCTCTTACAGATGAAGAAACAATGGCAAGAATTGATGATACTTATCTCAAGGATAAGGTAATACTTCCAAATGAAGTAAGATCAAGAAAAGGCCTTGCTCCAATCGAAGGAGGAGACGAACCTCTAGAATTAAAGCCACAGCAAGCAGCAGATGCAAGAGCAGATGGCACAAGAGAGCGGGATACAAAGAGAACTCTTAATGCTCCCGACAAACAAGGTGGGGGAAGAAACCCACAAGGAGAAGGTAGAAAACAACAATAATATCAACTGATAATTATGAGTTAATCATAAATTTTGGTATTATATATTTACATATGGAACTACAAAAAACGTACTGGCAAAACAGCGAATCATCAATGGCACTCTCCTTTCCTATTGCTAAAGTCAATAAGGAAAAAAGAACTGTGTCTGGATTTGCATCTTTAGACAACGTAGATCGCCATGGTGACATTGTTACCGCTGAAGCAAGCAAGAGAGCTTTTGAAAATTTCAGAGGAAATATACGTGAAATGCATGGCCCATCAGCTGTAGGAAAAATGATTGATTTTAAGGAAGACTCTTTTTATGACAAGAGCACTGGTAAAAAATATAATGGTGTTTACGTAACCGCATACATTTCAAAGGGCGCACAAGATGCATGGGAAAAATGCTTAGATGGCACATACACAGGATTTTCTATTGGTGGAAATATCGTAGACGCAAAGATGGAAAAAACAGATAACGCAAAAGAAGAACGCAGAGTTATTCACAATTATGATTTGCACGAGTTGTCATTGGTAGACTCACCAGCAAACCCATTAGCAAATATTTTTTCTATTCAAAAGATGGCAGAAGGAATTATTACAGAAAATGTATTTTGGTGCGGGACTGATGAAGTTGCATCAACATCTGTCACAATAGAAAAAGATTGCGTAGTATGTGATAAGCCTATGACAAATGTTGGATGGGTTGAACAAGCAGATACAGAAAAGTTTGAAACAATTGAAAAAGTAATTGATTCTTATTTTAAGAAAGATGATGCACCAACATCAGCACATGAAGCAACAGAAAGTGCTGCACCTGGAAATGTAATTAATAGCACAACAGCAATTAATCTTTATCCAGATCAAAACAAACAAACAAAGATTTCGCCTATTGATCTCAGTAGAGCGACTATAAAGAAGAATGAAGGAGGTAATGAAATGACAGAAGAAACAAACACAGAAGTAACTACAGAAGTTACTGAAGTTGAAGCTCCAGCTGCAGAAGAAGCAGTTGTCGCTGTTGATGAAACAGCAGTTGATTCAGGAGAAGCAATCGAAAAGGCTGTAACTATTTCAGAGGTTGAGGACACACTTGATTTCACAAAGATGGTAGGCGACCTTAAGACCTTCTTTAATGATTCCATAGAAAAGAATTATGCGACTCATACTGCTACAATCCAAGACGTTACAAAGATGGTAGAGGAAACCAAAAATGAAATGTCTAAGGCTATTGACGATGTCAAGGCTAAGATTGCAGAAAAAGATGAGGAAATGAAAAAGACGATTGCAGACATGTACGGTAAGATCGAATATGTTGACCACGCCCTAAAAGGTTTTGAGTCCGCAACCGCAGTAAAGAAGTCCAGCGACCTTAATGGATCACTGGAGGAAAAAAAGATACAAAAAAGTATATGGCAAGGACACTTCCTCGGTGTACAAAGCTTTACAAAATAATCTAAAAAAAATAAGGTGGTGAAATAATAAAATGAGTAATGAACTTCTACAAAAAGTAATAGATACAACTAATTTAGGAACAAGTGGTTCTGATCTTTCAGGCGACGGACGTACCCTTTCAGGTACTGGTCTCCTTTATCCAGATCAAGCTAATCGTTTTCTTGATTACATGTGGGATGCGACTATTCTTGCAAAGGCAGCACGTACAATTCGTATGCGCTCTAATGTAACAGAGATTGATCGTGTTTCAGTTGGACAAAGAATTATGACAGTTGCAGCAGAAGATAATCCACGCGATTATGTCGGTGGCGTATCAAATCAAGGCGCAACTTTTTCAAAGATTTCTTTGACAACACGTAAGCTACGTTTGGACTGGGAACTTTCTTCAGAGTCTCTCGAAGACAATCTTGAAGGCCCAGATCTAGAAGACCACATTGCGCGTTTGATGGCTACCCAGGCAGGTAATGACATTGAGGATGTTCTAATCAATGGCACAGGATCTGACTCAGGTTTGCTTTCAGCGTTCAAAGGTTTCCGTAAGATGGCAGCAGATAACGCTCACGTTGTTAACGCAGGTGGTGTTGGACTTGATAAGGCAGTATTCAATCTGGCTATTAAGACCCTTCCACGTAAGTACAAGCAACGTCGCAATCAACTTCGCTTCTTTGCAGGATCGAATTTGGTTCAAGACTATTTGTATAACCTAACTTCTGGCACTGGCAATAACTTCTCTCCATTTGATATCGCTTCTGGCGTTATCCGTGGTGATGTTAAGGCTAATGACGGCGGTCCAGGATCTACAACTCCGTTTGCTTTCGGTATTCCCGTAATCAACGTTCCATTAATAGACGAGACACGTGACTCAGCAGATAGAACTGCTGACAACGGCGCATATGATGCTACTGACGGTCTCTTTGGTGATGTCCACTTGACATTCCCACAGAACTTTATCATTGGTATCAAGCGTGACGTAACTGTTTATCGTTTGTTCCAGCCAAAGAAGGATACAATTGAGTATACTCTCTTTATCCGTGTTGGTGCAGCTATGGAAAACTACGACGCACATGTTCTTGTAAAGAACGTTAAGGTCTCAGGCTCAGTAGCCGATGGTCCATTTGGTTCCGTAACACACGGCGCAGGTGTACTTGGTGGCACAGGCCCATACACATTCTAATTAAATAATTAGATACAAAGTTAAGGGGGATATGCAAATATCCCCCTTAACCATTTTCTGATATAATAGAAACACATTAACGAGAGGAAGATAATGTCTTTTACAGAATTAAAAATAGCAGAATTAAAAAAAGTAGCAGATTCATTTGGTATTGAATTGGAGTCTGCAAAAACAAAACAAGAAATAGTTGCACTTCTAGAAGAAGAAGGCGTAACTTATCAAATGTATGATAAGTTTAATAATGTTGAAAAAGTAAATATTGAGCGAGTAGAAAAGAAAGAGAAAAAGAGCATGAAAAAAGAAGATTTGGTACTTGTAAAAATGGATAGAGAAAATGGGACATATCAGTCTTTGGGGCATACCTTTACAGCATTACATCCATTTATTGCAATGTCAGAAACAGACGCACAAAGAATTTTTGATCTTGAAGAAGGTTTTCGCCTTGCTACTCCCCGTGAGGCGCAAGAGTTTTATTCATAATCTACGGAGGTGACTTAGTTGCAAGATATAGTCAAGGGAAGCCAAGAAAAAATACACATAAACGTCATAGTTGATGGAGTAATGGTTCAAGCAGATAGTGTACCAACAATAAGCGTATATGATGCAGATAATGACGATATACCACTTATAGATCATTCAACTGCGGTAATAGATGAAGATCAAGAGGGTCTTTATTCATATTGGATTAACCCGTCCCTTACTAATATTCAAAGAGTCCTAAAGATAGTATGGACATATGAAGTAAATGCAATTGAATTTAATCAAGAAGATTTTTATCGTATATGCACCGTATACGCAACTATAAGCAATGTTATTGACTTTTTAGGGTACGGAGCAAGTCCCTATGATTTAAATTATCAAAGTCCTGAAACAATATCAAATGCTGAAAAGTTAGCTAGAACAATTGTTGAGGGCTATACTGGACAAAAATTTAGTCAATATTATGGCTCACAAGAACAATTTGGTATGGGATCAGACGCAATAGAATTAACTGAAAAAATGTTAAGTGTTGATAAAGTTTGGGAAAATGACATATTACTGATTGATAAAACAGTAGATCCAGTTATTAATAATTTTGGGTTTAGTCTAGAAATTAGTCCAACTGGAAGAGCAATTAGAATTGTTAATGCAGGCTGGGATGTCAGATACGATAATCAAGTAGATCCCAACGTTTTGTATTATGGAAGATTTAGGGCGGGTACAAGATACAAAGTTCAAGGTCAAATAGGATACAAGTACGTACCTGAAGATATCAAGCTAGCAACAATATTGTTAGTTGGAGATATACTTGCAAATGATTATAACTGGAGAAATAAGTATCTTAAAAAAATTGATCTCAGCGAAATTTCATTTGAAATGGCTGGCGGGGCATTTAATGGTACGGGTAATGTAGCTGTTGATAACATACTAGATCAATATCGCAATATCAATATAGTGATAATATGATACCGTCAATTATTGGTTCAATTATGAATATGTATGCTGATATTTATAAGCAGCAAAACAAACAAGATCCTAGCACTGGATCTATTATAAGAGAATGGGTATATGAAAAAACTATACCATGTAAAATTGAACCAATTCAATCAAGAGGAACAAGCACTAAGGGTGATAATAAAGTTTTTGGAAATGCTGATAATGCTCAAGGCGGGTATGATGAAAGACTTCAACTCAAAATGAAGGGCTTAGAAATTATGAGTAAGCGCTGGAGAATACATTATATAAAATCAAGTGACAATCAACAGGTATTTACAGAAATAGATAGATATGGCAATCCAGATTCAATATTTGAAATATCATCTTCGCATGCAGTTTTAGACCCTTTTGGTAAAGTATCTTATTATGAATCTACGTTGCATAGGGTCCCAGTACAAATCAATGATAAAACTACAAATTAAAAAAACGGATTTAGACAATATAAATAAACAGTTATTAATGAAAGTTCAGGGAATTACTGAATTAACAAGAACCTCAACTATTGATCAAATTGCAAGTGCTGCTTTTGTTATAATTGGAAAAAGGTTTATGTCAGCAACAGATACTTATTCAGCGGTAAATAAAAAAAGAATGCATCATATATATGAATGGAATCAAGTAGGTGTTCCAAATGCAAGATTGTTTATAATTGAAAGATCTTCAATTTTAAATGGCACTATGGTTATTTCTAATAAATTTTTATTGTCCAAAAGTCCCGTTCCAATTAACCCACAACTTCAGATAGCTGGAAAAACTGGAAAGTATGTAAGCACAAAACATATTTTTAGAGAAAAAGCAGAAGTCATGGAAACTGGAAGAATTGTTTCTTTTAGAGCAAGAAAAACTCTTGCATTTATGGGTAATGACGGTATAAATTTTGTTAAAGCTGGCAAGGTTATAAATATTATGCACCCAGGCGGGATATCAGTAAAAAATTCCTTACAAAACTTTATGTCTGAATGGTACTCAAAGAATGCTCAATCAATTATGGATTCTTCTGGGTTGTATGAGAAAATAGTACAAGAAAGTGCTATTATTTTAAATAATAATAATACGGGGGCTGTTGATATTAGAAAGACAGTATCTCAAGTAGTTGATTCTATTACAAGAGGAATGGCGGTGATTAAATAATGGCTGATTATACAAAGGTTGCTGTATATGAATTAAGAAACGTTTTATGGCAAGAACTTCAAAATGCTAACTTGTTTAATTATAATGATTATTTTGCTGATGGATTTGAAGATAATATGGTGCCTATCATTCCAGCACAACAAGTTCCTGAATTTAATAATTTACTACCAGGCAGACCATATATCATCTATGATACATCTCAGAGGGGCACAGGGGTGGCCTGGTGGATGACTGAAGAGGTTATAACTATGAGTATAGTGTCAAGGGATACCTTTCAAATACAAACTGTTATAAACTTCATTACAGACGTTTTCAGACGTTATGATAAGTCAGCAAAAGAAGTACAATTACAACTATCAGAATCCAGTCTTTTTAAATTCCATTACTTTAAATTAGAAGCATCTGATCCAGTACAGGCATTTACAGATGAGGGCGGGTTTATGATGGGCACTATTTCAATCGTATATTCATACTCAAGAGACCTAGATTCAGATACAGGAAGATACCTGTAAAATTTGGATTATATCCATTTAATGCTATTCTTTTCTATGAGGAAGTAAAAATGTCATCTTTTTTTTAATTTAAAAAAAATAAGGTGGTGAAATAAAATATGGCTACAAATACAAAAAATGTTATCGTTGGTGCAGCAGACCTATTTATCAGCGCAGCTGAAGATACTTCTCGTCCATCAACAACTACAGCAACATTAGCAACTCTTTTTGGTTCAACAACAGGAACTTCAGCTCGTACAGGCTTGCTTGCATCAGCTGCTTACCGTGAGGTTGGTTATACAAACTCAGGTCTTGAAATTTCTTACGAACCAAATTATGGTGAAGTAATGGTTGATCAATTGCTAGACGCAGCTCGTTTGTTTAAGCAGACACTTAAGGTTATGCTAAAGACAGAGCTAGTAGAAGCAACACTAGACAATCTTACCCTTTCATGGGGACAAATGGATACATACTATGTTAATTCAACAGGAAGTGCTGTTACAGCAGTTAATTCTCTAGCAGACACAACTCCAATTGGCTCAGAAGTTGGAAGCACATTAAACATGGCAGCAGGCGCCCTAGGCGATGCTCCAGTAGAACGTGTTCTAATTGCAGTTGGAAATGCTCCAGCTCAAGTTAAGAATTTAACTCCAACATCAACAGCTCTTCGTAATAAAGAGCGTGTTTACGTTGCACGTCGTGTTGTATCAGTTGATACAACGGCTCATGGCCTAAAGCGTGATGCAGCAACTGTATTCCCAGTAAGTTTCCGCTGCTTGCCAGATGATTCTAACGTAGGATATGCAGGTTCTGAATACGGTGTAATAATTGACCGTGTATGGGGCGCAGCTTAATCTATAAAAAAACTTAATATAAAATTCAAGCCCCGTCAGAAATGACGGGGCCTTGAGTTTGTTTATACTTATATTCTTGGTATAATTTAAATAACAAAAGGAGCTATAAATTGGCAACAACAGTATATGATATATTAGAAGTAGAATTATCAAATGGTGAAACACTCATCATTAAACCGCTTCCTATCAAACAGCTTAAGAAGTTTATGGCTGTTATTAAAAAAATGGATGATCCAGATTTACAATCTGAAGATGCAGCTATGGACATATTTGTAGAAGCTGCAATGGTTTGCCTAGAAGGACTTGACAAGCCTGAACTTGCAAAAGATAAAGATAAGTTCGAAGAAACAATTGAAATTCCAACAATGATGAAGATTCTTGAAATCGCAGGCGGGCTAAAACTTAACGACCCAAACCTCTTGGGAGCGGCACTAGTTGGGACGAACTAGACCTTAGCTCCCTTGAGTCCGAAGCTTTTCTTCTCGGTCATTGGAAAAATTATGACGAGTTAGAAAGTAATCTTTCAATTGATGAACTTATGTTAACCATAAAAGCATCAAGAGAAAGAGAAGATCGTGAACGAAAGTTCATGGCAGCAATCAACGGTGTAGACCTTGAAAGCGACGATGAAGAAGATGTTACGCAGGATATTGCAGACTTGCGTGGACTCCAAGCTAGTAATGAAGGATTTGGAGTTGGCGCAGGAATCGGCGTAATTGAATTGGGGGAATAATAAATGGCAAGAGTCGAACTTAATATAGTAGCACTTGGTGATTTTACCAGTGTAAACTCTCAAATTATAAACCTAAAAACTCAAGTTGAACTTTTAAATAAAAGTTTAAAGGGAGTTGGAATAACCCCTAATCTTTCCAAACAATTAAATGAAGCAAATGCTGCTTTTAAAGCATCAATGCTATCAACTGGACAATTTACAGCAGCAACAGTTACTTTAAAAAGTGAAACTGAAAATTTTGGAAAATCTCTTGCAAGCGGAAAATTAAAGTTATCAGAGTATTTTGGTATTATCAAGGCTGGAACAACAAACGCTACAGCTCAAATGAAGGCCCTGGCCCTTGAACAAACAAAATTACAAAACTCTGTTGTTATGGCGGACCCCACTAAACAAGGCGTTCTCTCTGTTTTTACCCCAACCAGAATTAATCAGGTAGCAAATGCAACAAAAATTGCAACAAATATGCAAAACATATATAACATTGCTGTTGATAAAGGAACACAATCACTTATCAACTGGGGTAAAAATACGCAGTGGGCGGGTCGTCAGTTAACTGTTGGAATGACAGTTCCACTTATGTTGTTTGGATCAGCAGCAACACAAACATTTAAACAAGTAAATGATGAACTTGTTAGATTACAGAAAGTTTATGGAACTGGTCTAACGCAACCAACACAGGAAGCTTTAGCAAAAATTAAAATTCAAGTTACTGGATTAGCAAAAGAACTTGCATCAAGTTGGGGTACTGCTGCAAAAGACACAGCAGCAATGGCAGCAGATTTAGCTGCGGTTGGATTACAAGGACAAGACCTTATAAATTCAACAAGAGAAGCATTAAGATTGCAAAAATTGGGTGAAATGGATACTCAATCTGCAATGCAAACTACAATTTCTTTACAAAATGTTTATAAATTAAATACTAATCAATTAGCTGGCGCAGTTAATTTTCTTAACGCAGTAGAAAACCAAACTTCTACAAGTTTACAAGATTTAGCAACAGGTATTCCAAAAGTAGGACCGATTGTTCAACAACTAGGCGGATCTTTTAAAGATACAGCAGTCATGATGGTTGCAATGAAAGAAGCTGGTATTCCTGCAGCACAATCTGCAAACGCAATAAAGTCTGCTTTGGCTTCATTAATTAATCCTACTAAAGCAGCTAAAGAAGCATTTGCAGCTTATAATATTAATTTGGGAGGTATAGCAACAGCAACTAAAGGAAATCCTATACAAATGATTCAAATGTTGCAAAAGTCTCTAGAAAACTTACAACCATTAGAAAAAGCACAACTTATAGAAAAGCTTTTTGGAAAATTTCAAGAAGCAAGAGTTTCTGCTCTTATTTCAAATCTTGGTGCATTAAATAGTCAGACTAAAACTGCGTTTGATTTAGCAAATGCAAGCGATCAACAATTACAAAATATTGCTGCGGGAGAATTAAAAACTGCTACCGAATCCGTTACTGGTAAGTTTAGAAGAGCAGTAGAAACAATGAAAACAGATCTTTTGCCAGTAGGTGAAAAAATTCTCAGTATTGCTACAACTTTATTAAATTTTGGAAATAGTGTTGCTAAAGTATTTTCTGGATTACCAGGTCCAGTAAAAACTGTTATGGGAATTATTGCAGCTGGAGTAGCATTATCTGGACCAATTATTATGTTTACTGGTGTCCTTGCAAACTTTGTTGGTTATTTATTAAAAGGAGTATTCGCCCTAGTATCTTTAAAAAATGGAACTAAAACTTTTGGAGAATTATTTACTCCAGAAATTATAGCTTCACAAAATGCAGCGGCCCTATTTAGTGCAAAAATAATGGAAGATGAATCCGCAGTTTCTCTTTTAAATAAAGCAGTACAAGAACTTGTTGTAAGCCTTGAAGGAATGTCATCTGCAATGGGTGCAGCATCAACAACAAGTTTTGCATCAACAATGATTGCTGCAGAAGCAGGACTTGCTGGAGGAAGAATTCCATTTAAAGGACCCAAAATGGCAACAGGAGGATTTGTTCCAGGCAATTCTTCTCAAGGAGATGTTCATCCAGCTTTATTAACTGGAGGAGAAGCAGTTATTCCTTCAGGGCCAGCACAAAAATATCAAGGTTTTATTAGCGCAATGATTGATGGAAAACTTCCAGGATTTATGTCAGGTTCTCCTGGAGTATTTTATGGCGGCACTAGAAGAGGTAAACCAACAACAGAAAGACCATCAGAGTTAAAAGGCGCAGCTGAAATTGCAATGCAACAATCTGGAATGCCAGGAGAACAAGAAAGACTTGCTGCGTTAACACAAGAGTTAAGTGTTAAGTATGGATTAAGTCAATCTCAAATAGGCAATATATCAGGCGCACATTTGTTAAACCTTGCACACGTAGCGCCTGCTCAATATGAAAATTATAAAGGAACAAAAAGAAAAGTTTGGGATATTCAAAATTTAAG